CTTAGGAGGAAGTATTTTTACCTGAGTTTCACCGTTCTCACAAGCAACAATAGTTACGAGTTGTTTAACTGACAACCCATATAGTTCTTGTAAACAGCAAGCATATGCTGTCTCCTGAACGAAGTAATCGTAAAGATAAGCCTCTCTCTTTGGTATCTCAGCAGTTTTAAAATCAATAATGGATAAGACTCCATCAAATTCTGCTATACAATCAACACGCCCCGCTACTTCAAGATGCTTAGAGTAGAGTGCTGCTTCCTGTAGATGTATATTATTTATACGGTCTAAATCAGGACGACTGTGCTGAAACATCAGTACAGGAAGGGGATGTGCCTTATACTTTTTCAAGTCTAAATCATTGTTGAGATAGTCTTCTACGATAGAATGATACTTAGTTCCTCTACCTGTAGCACGAGAAGTTTTAGCGTTTGCTGCTTTCTCTCCAACACGGGCTCGCCACTTAGCGATACCCGCTTTCTTCTTAGAGTTGTTACTAATCACTGTAGTAACTGATGGAAATTTACTTCCTTCAGGTGTAAGGTAAACACGTTTACCATTTACAGATTCAGCAACCATTTCAATAGGATCTAATCCTAAGTGCTTAAACAACTTCATAAACCTAAGTTTAGTTTACTAATGAGGTAAGACTTAACAAGACCAGACCTAACGATATCATCAATACCGAATTCAATTAAAGTAAACTCCTCCATCTGTTGTAAGATACGTTGGAAGTCTATGATGCCAGTACGTTCATTAGTCTTAATAAGATCTGTTTGAGCAGCATCACCACAGAAAATGATCTTACTGTCCTGTCCAACACGAGTGATGATTGAATCAAGTTCGTGGAAGTTCAGGTTCTGTGCTTCATCAATGATAACAACAGCATTGTCTAATGTAGTACCACGTATGAAACTAGTAGACCAGAATGAAATAGTTTCCTGTGCCTTCAGATTATCATACAACATTTCATATGAATTGTCATCTGGCATCTCAAACATTGCCTGAACCATATTCTTATATGGTATCTGATAGAGAGAAGACTTATCTTCATGGTCACCAGGTAAGAAACCAATCTCCCTAGTTGCTACCAGTGATCGTACAATATAGATCTTTTCGTATGGGGTATCCTCTCCCAAGACATCTTTAAGTGCCTTATAGAGTGCGACAAAGGTCTTACCTGTACCTGCTACACCATAAGCATAGATCATCTTATCTGCATCCCATGCATCAAACATCACCTTCTGATTATCAGTCAGTGGTTCAATTGGAAGCATGTACTGTTCACTGATAGGTTTACGACGCTTGCGTTGCTTCGCAGTCATCCCCTGACCAGCGGATTTAGTTGTCTTCTTTCTAGGCATGTTAGTTGTACTTTTGTGAGATACTATTGTTGGTTGGTGCTTTAGGAACAACTTTGTTCTTTATAATGTCATGGAAACCAGGATGAGTTTTCCTCATCTTGTCTCTCCACTCACCAACTTCTCCAGATGAAGGACAAGTAGAAGGATCACTCCAATCTCTTTTCCAATCAGGATTATCATTAGACCATTGATTCCATTCGGTCATGGTCATGCGAACCTCTTTTTGTTCGCCAGTTACTTTATTAATTACTGGATACGTTGGCATTTTCTTTTTTATTAAAACCGAAAGGGGCAAGTTTATCCTCAACCTTTTGCTTAAGAGCAGCAGCAGCAAGTGCTTCCATTACTTTCAGCACTGCTTCAGGTCTAGGTGGTTCACCATACTTGGACTCCTCACTTAGATTTTGTGAGATGTACTCATACTTAGGCCAGAACTCTTCACCTGCTTTTTTATAATCATCTAATGTAAGTTTCTTCATTGCCAATCAAGTGCCTCCGCACAAATAGGGAACTGTTCAATGAAAACATCACGAACTGCATTAGCAATGTCCATGTGTTCTTTCTGTGTACCATTAGCAGATCGTAGATCAATGTAATGGATCCATGAACGGACTGATCCAGTCATGTATAGTCTGGTGGGTGTAGCAAGAGGTAGTACAAACCGAGCACACTCTTTAGCAACACCTGACTCCAACATACTTTGATATAACTTCATTGATGAATCAAATAATTTTTCCATTTCTAATTCATAATCTTGAACTAGAAATTCATCTAGATCATCAGTGGAGTTCTGTCTATTCTTTGTATCTTGTTTTCTGAGTTGAGGTAAAGGAATCTTGTCACCCAACAAACTACTGTCAGCATATCTTTGAGAGAACTCTTGATATGTAAATGATCTGTGTCTTAGTATCTGAGCAGCAAGACCTCTTGTAGTTGATATCTCCACAGTCATGTGTGCCTGTTCAAATACAGACCAGTGATTGTGTTTGATACAATACTTTAGAAGACCAGAGACCTTAGGATTGTCTTGATTGTTTGGGTTGCTGACTCTCGCCACGTAACCCATTGTCTTCTCCGCTTCTGGTGTCACTGACACTAGTTGCACTAGTGGACGTTGCTTCATTCTTAAATCCTTTGCTTTTCATTGCACGTTTACGTTTGAGACCTGCCTTTGCAGCACGAAGAGACATCTTCATGTAACGGATCTCTTCATCATTATACAGCATTGGGTTCTTCTTGGCAAGCTTTAATGCTTGTTTCGATAATTTAATTGTTTCTTTGAATCTCATTTATCCTTGTAATATGCTAGGTAATACTTGACAATACCAGATGCACTGACATTGCCTTTCGATACCCAGTCATCCACACACTCATAAATGCCACGGTTTGATTGTGTTTTACCACCAACCGCATTCATAAGAACTTTTAATGCATATGATCTGACATGCATATGCTCATCATCATACTGTTCAGTCTGGGTATCCATCGTCATCTCCATCTTTGTAATCGAATCCAAATGATTTGTCTGCGTCCTCTGGTATTTGATATGCAGAAGTGTCAGAGTAAACCTCACTCTCTAATACATTCACTAGAGACTTGAGATTCTTGACGACCAATTTTAATTTCTCTCTGTCCATATATTTATGGTAGGTTCAAACATCATAGCATAAAAAAAGAGGGTGTCAACCCCCTTCAAACTTCTCATGTATAAATTTCTTTTCTTTGTGAGAATATACCTCCACAATTATATACTTCTTTATCTCATCATAATCAAAAACATAGTGTAGAGATGATGTCACATTTGTTGAGTGCAACAACTTCATTAACCTATGCCTACCATCAATCATTCTATACTTACTATCATATGGATTGGGAGCATTCTCTAAAACAATTCCTGGATATGATGGATCAGCAGACTTATATTTTGTATGTTTTGCTTTTTTTATCTTGTAATCATAATCATCGGGGTTGCCCTTACAACAATAACAATGAGGTCCAGTATGATGAGGAAAGTAATGCTTTCCTTTCCAAGCAATGTCACAAAGATCTATCATTTTTAATCTAGAATCTGTTAGTAAGTGAAGGATATCTTCTATAAAAATTTTAGTAATAAAACCTAACTTACCATCAGACCTTGGGAACTCCCAATTACCTTCAACGTTATCACACTTTCCTATATGAGCATGACCTTTATACCATGGTCCTGAAGTTCTTTGGACTTGCGGCCTCACATTTCTCATGGACGTATAGAAATAAAACTTTGATTATATATTATACCATAAAAAAGAGGGGTTGTAACCCCTCTAAATTTATTTAAGAATTTGTTTGCATATTTTCTTACCCTCATGATTGTTCATTTGGGATGTTTCAATTAGACATTCATAATAATCGTTGAGTTTTTGATCTTGATGATGACGCCACTCATTCAAATGAGAGCGTGATAGAATGTTGTGCATTTAAAGTTTCCTCCTTAACAGTTACATGATAAGGCGGCGACAGGGATCATAGTGACCTCGTTAATTCTACCACTATTTACTATAGTAATATTGAAATGGAGTAAAATTGAAACGAATATTATTGCCTACGTATTTCTACCCATTAAAAAGCAGGGTTTCCCCTGCTTTTGGTTTAAGTAAGTGACTAAGCAGCAGTTAATTCCTTTTCAGACTTAACACCACGGTAGGTTAATGTAACCATCTGTGATTTTGCTTGCTTATTGTCGTTGGTGTCGTACTTAACACCACGATATGTGACTTGTGCCATCGGTTTTCTCCTGTAGGATGAGGTTGTTTAGACCGTTCCTTCGGGCGGCATTTGCGTCCCGTTAGGGATGAACGTATCCGTTCCGTGTCGTCTTACTTGCGTCTCTTGTGAGATGAACGTATAGGTATGTTAGCATACCAATACTATTTATGTCAAGCCTTTTGTATTTCTGTATACCGTTTTAACATTGTGCTAGATAAAATGCTTCTCCTCTTGCCTTACACACTCTCTTCACCTGAGCATCATATTTTGCTATTGGTTCTTCCATGATTAGATTCTTTGCAAAATCAAATGCTTCTTTGTAACGACCAAACTTATAGACATCATCATAAGTCTTTGCAGATACAAGGACACCATCGTTTCTCCACAGTTTCATAGTGTGCCATACTGTTGGTTCAGACATCTTACGATAGAAGATTGCCCATTGTCCTTGTTGCTCTGCACTCATTTCTTTTTCCCTTGAGGTGGTGATTTTGGAGGTGCCTTTGGAGGTGCCTTTGGTTTCTGTGCCTTTGGTTTTCCTTTCCACAGTTTTGGGTTAATTCTACCCTCTGTCTGTGTCATATTTTTGAAATCACTGCTGTATTTATCCCAATATTCATCAAAAATATCTACCTGCCCACTGCCCGAAGCAATATCAAACTTAGGTTTACCATCCACACTGTATTCAATGAGGAAAGTATTGTATGGCAGACTTCTATCTTGTGCTAATTTTGGGTCACAGTCTTGATGAATAACATTACATCCTTTACCCATCAGGAACGTCCTCCCCATTGGATTTGAGGAAACGATTCTTCAACACACTGCTTAGTGATCTTCCAACGCTTACCTATCTTCCTATCCTTCATTAGAATAAGAACGTCTGCTTCTCCCTTGTGTAGACCCTCTAACAGTTGAATGAATAGAGTCTCTCTACGAGTCTGAGAAATAGTTGCTCCACCCTTAAAGAAGAGATAGAGTTTACGGTACTCGTGTACTAATTTAGTGTGCTCTGTTTCTTCAGGAGCATCATTCTTTTTATAAGGCACTTCACCTTCTGGTAGCATTGAGATAATGCTCTCATCAAAGTTAGCAATCAGGATTTGCCTGAGTGCTGGTGTATTATGTGACTGTAGAAGTTTAATCTTTTGTGCCTTTGTCTTAGCATTGCTAACCTTTTGAAGCACTTCATGTAATAATAATTGCATAACCTAATTGATGTCGTAAGTATATTTATTCCTCCTCAATTTCGTCCTCATTTAAGAAGCGAACCGAGAGAAGTTCTTGGTTGATCCAGTTTCCCGTTCTATCATACATTTCTGGATGAAAATTTTCCTCCTGTTGTGTATTGTATATGTGTTCTTGTTTTACTTCTGCAGCTACCCATCCAAATAATACTCCAATTGCTAAGAATATAAAGGATGTAGTTACTGAGATAAAGATCATCATCGTTTCAGTCATTGTTCAACTCCGAACTTATGTTTCTTTGTCCCACAAAAATTCAAAGTTGAAGTACACTCTTCTCTTTTGTAGGGTAAATAATTTGGTAATCGTAAAACCATTTTTAGGTTTTGGATTTTGTTTGTCCTTCGGTATCGCCCCCCTAAGCATAAGCTCTATACCTTTATTTATTTTAAGTTCTTTCATTTTTTTCTAGAGGAAACCAAACCTTTATCTTTGAGAAATTTAGCAGTCTCTACAATACCACCAATTCTATTGCCATCAATGACAACAAAGGGGTATGATCTAACGTCAGGATAATCTTTTCTTAATTGTTTCCAGTTCTCTATGAACATTGGATCTGCATCGTGACACTCTATCAATTCATATTCTAGGTTGGCACGTTTGAACAGTTCTTTTAACTGAACACAGTAAAAACATCCTGATGTTGTATATGCAGTAATTTTCATTTGTATAATACGATGTTAAATGATACAGAGATTCTATCCTCGTCTGAATTGTTTGGTTTTACATAGTGTGGAACATGTGAAGGGAATAAAACTATATTACCTTCTATTGGTTCAAACTCATATTCTGTAGGAACAAGACCAAATACATTATGTTTTGATGGGTCTACTAATACAAGGTTGCCACAATCTTCTGGTGCTTTGATCCACATGACTCCAGAATAAATGGAGTGTGGGTGTGTATGCATCATATTAAATGTATCAGTTTCATTTATATTAAACCATACATTATAGAGTTCCAGATTTGGACTGTTGTTACCCAATTCTTCAATGCTCTGTGCAACCTTTGTAATATAGGGTTCAAATGTATTCCACATCCAATTCCTAAATGGTTTGAAACTAGGTTCACGATACATAAAAGAGTTTGATTGCCAACCACCTATGTTACTTGCTGCACTAGACTCATTCTTACTAGAAAAATCATAGAGGTAATCTACTAGATCTTCCTTGTATTCATTTAGCATAGGAGCATGACCTTTAATTAACCTAGCAGGAAATATTTCTAATGATTCCATAAAAAAGAGGGTGTTAACCCCCTTAGTATACCATAGTCAAAGAATTTTTGCAACCTTAATCGTATCTGTGTTCTTGTGCTTTGTATGTAGCAGCAGATACTTCTTCGTGATGATGGTCATTGAAATGCTTATCAATCATATCAATGCGTTCTTCTTCTTTTGCAATGATGTCAAGTTGATCTTGGATAGCACCTAAGACATCTGAATGCTCACCTATACCTACAGGATTGTGTAAGTAAATTTCAACATTGAGTTTTGCTTTACTAATATTACCGATGGCATTATTTCGTAGAGCACTTAAGGTTTCTTCTCTTAATGATGGACAAGACATAATGATACGTGTAGATGTACTATTTAGGACCACCTACTAACTAGGAGTTCAACTGAACCATTAAGATTCTTAGTCTCACTCTCTATAACATAACCTTCTGCAGCAGTTTGTCTTTTGATTTTTTCAATAGCATACTGTTGCGTTAGTTTATCAATGAACCTTTGAACAGGAACATTTAGATCCCATGTATCTTCCTCTGCAATCAATCTGTAATGCTCATTCCTATCACACCAACTAAATCCTATGTCTGGTGCAATAGCAACACAAGCATTAAATTTGGGATGACCATCTGCATGACCACCCCTAACTTCTAACTCTACATTATGTTCCACGTCATGTCCTAGTGTATTCAAAGCACTCACTAAGGACTCTTTACATTTTAATTTTGTTTTGATTTGACTGAAGTGTGACATTTTTCTGTGTGTAATACTCCGCTTTGGATTCTTTAAACTTAACTGACCCAAGACTTTCTTCTATATCTGATGTGAGTTTTTCACATGCGTCACCATATAATCCAAGAACTTCTTCGGTTACAGTACCATCTTGTGCGATGGTAAATTTGATTGTTTCTTTCATTTGATTAAAAGGTATAAAAATGGGAGGATTTTACCCCTCCCATTTATTCTAACAGTTATTCTAATTAAATCAACCCCAAGGAACCTGCCGTGAGACCCACTGCAATAAAGAAACCAAATTCTATCAAGTCCCTATAAGGACTCTGCAGTAGGTTGTTCATTTAACCGATTGATGGTGCTGTTAATGCAACTTCAGATGTCTCAGCAGATGCTAAGTCAAGAGGGAAGTTGTGAGCATTACGCTCGTGCATTACTTCCATACCTAGGTTTGCTCTGTTAAGAACGTCACCCCAAGTAGGAACAACCTTACCAGATGCGTCTACGACTGACTGGTTGAAGTTGAAACCGTTAAGGTTGAATGCCATTGTGCATATACCCATTGATGTTAACCACACACAGATCACAGGCCATGAGGCAAGGAAGAAGTGTAGTGAACGAGAGTTATTGAATGAAGCATATTGGAAGATCAAACGACCGAAGTACCCATGGGCAGCAACGATGTTGTATGTCTCTTCTTCTTGTCCAAACTTATAACCATAGTTTTGTGAATCCAAACCTGTAGTCTCTCTGATTAGAGAAGATGTAACAAGTGAACCATGCATAGCAGAGAACAATGCTCCACCAAACATACCAGCAACACCCGCCATATGGAAAGGATGCATTAGTATGTTGTGTTCTGCTTGGAATACGAACATGAAGTTGAATGTTCCTGAGATACCTAAAGGCATTCCATCAGAAAAACTTCCTTGTCCGAAAGGATACACTAAGAATACAGCGAATGCTGCTGACACTGGAGCAGAGTATGCTACACAGATCCATGGTCTCATACCCAAACGGTATGAAAGTTCCCACTGTCTACCCATATAGGCAGAGATTCCGATGAGGAAGTGGAAGATTACCAACTGGTAAGGTCCACCATTATACAACCACTCATCTAGAGTCGCTGCTTCCCAAATAGGATAGAAGTGTAAACCAATTGCGTTTGATGATGGAACAACTGCACCAGAGATGATGTTGTTACCATACATGAATGAAC